GAAAAATTCGATTTTTGCTTCACCTGTTTTCGCGACCTCTCGCCGCAGCTGCAAGACGATGTGACGCGGTGGAAAGCGCGGCTGGGGCACGCGCGGCGCGAGCGCGACGGCTGGGATATTTCGTTTTGCTCGCGTCGCCATAACGAAGCGCTCGCCCAGGCGCGGGCGCATTTGCGTGGCGAAATTAGCGAGTTTTACGTGTTGCCCGATACCGAAAAAGCGGACACCTTCAACGTTTGGGACGCGGCGGGAATGCGCTATGTTGTGACGTCCGAACCGAAGGGCTGTAGTTCCGCTCTCGTTTATCGCTGCTTCGATAAAAACGGCGTCGAAACCGGCTACATTCAAGCCGCGGTGCACGGCAAAAAACGCGAGGAGTACTCCCGCTCTGGTGACGTGGTGCCGATTGAAGCCGTGATTGCCGAAATCAATAAAGGCGGTGCGCCATGATTCCTGAAATCGAACTGATGCGCGCACACGAGTTAGCAATCGCCGCCGCCAACGTAAAAGTTTTCTGGATTCCGGTTGTGGTTTTCGCCTTCGGCTATCCGCTGTGGGTGTGCTATGCCAACTGGAAACTGCACCGCGCGCGGCTGATAAAAGCCGCCGCGTGGCGCGCCGAGCAAATGCGCAAACGCGAATTATGCGCCGCCCGAATCGAGTTGAACAACCGCGCGCGCACGCTGTATTTGCGCCGCGAGTTGGCCGAAACCAGCCGCGAAAAAGCGGCTTTGAACTGACGTGATTTTGAAAACGAATTGGAGCAAGAAATATGAGTACAGCTTTAACCCAACGCGAAACCGCGCCCTCACAAAATAACGTGCTGGCGCATCCGGCGGCGCACGACGCCGCTGTTTTGGAGTCGCTGATTTTGAACGGCGATTTATCCCAACTGTCGCCACCGCAAAAAGTCCAGTGGTATCAAATGCGCTGCGAAGCGGCGGGGCTTGATCCAGTCACCAAGCCGTTTGATTATCTGCGGCTTTCGGGAAAAGAAGTTTTGTATGCCACCAAAACCTGCACCGAACAGCTTTGCGAAAAACGCAAACTCTCGACTGAAATTGTGGATGAAAATTTCGCCAACAATCTGTATCGCGTGCGCGCCCGTGTGATTGGCCCGGACGGGCGTCATACCGATAACATCGGCGTGGTGTCGGCAACCGGCGGCGGCGATGCGATGGCTAACGCCATGATGAAAGCCGTCACCAAAGCATTTCGGCGCGCGGTTCTCTCGCACTGCGGAATGGGAATGCTGGATGAAACTGAAATCGAAACCATTCACGGCGCGCGCACCGGGAGTACTCCCCGTGCGCTGCCGCAAGCACCGCCGCCCGTCATCGAGGAACCGCGCGCGACAAGCGAGCAAATCGAAGAATACAACGCGCTCCGAAAAACGTGCGGTGAACTCGGTTTGAAAGTTCCGTGCGAAGCGCGCGAAAACATGGCCGCCGGTGAACTCGCGGTTTGGATTCGCAAGACGCGCGAAAAAGTAGAAGCGCAACAAGCCTTGAACCGCGAAAGCATTCCCACAACACCGCCAACAATTCATCAGCCCGCAACCACAACCGCCAACGCCGCCGATTCATTCCAGAAAACCAAAGCGGCGCGCGTTGCCCAGCTCGCCGATGAATACGAAAACAGCGATGACGATTTGGACGCTGATTTTCAAAACGCGGTAGCGCGCGATAGCGATGAATTTTCAGAAGGCGAAATTGTTGATGACGAAATCCCTTTTTACGGCGAAGTTACCGATGGTGATTATCAAGGTGTTTTGCCCGCTCCGCCACAAGGCGCCTTAGTCTTTGAAATTCCGGGCGGCACGCCGCGCGCGAAATGCCGCTCATGCGACGCCGATGTGTTTTGGATCCAAACCAAAAACGGCAAGAAAATGCCCGCCAATCCCGACGGCACTTCGCACTTTTCGACGTGCCCCAACGCAAACCAGCATCGCGCCGAAAGCGAATCAAAGCATCTGGCCGCGCTCCTCATCGCCGCGCAAAAAGCCGGGTTTAGCACCGAACGCGAAACCATGATTGCGGCGATTAACCGACACATGGCAAGCCCGCATTTTCGGCCTATCCAATCGCGCAAGCAGCTTTCCAAATTGCAGTGCGATTTGTTGATTAACGCGATTGAAGGCGGGTTTTTGACGTGGGAAAAAGCAAGCGAAGGCGGTGCTGCTTAATGGCCGCACAAACCGCTTTTTATCGCCAAACCGACAAGCCGCGCCGGGAGTACTCCCAAAACTCACGGCGTGGCGGCAACGTCACGGAATTTCCCACGCGCCCGCAACCGCGCGAGCGCGTCACGCCGCAAAGTTTGGAATCGGAACAAAGCGCGCTGGGCGCGATGCTGATGCAAAGCAGCGTCATTCCCAAAGCAACCGCACTTTTGGAAAGCAGCGACTTTTATCGCGTCCCTCATCAAAAAATCTTTGCCGCAATCGTTTCGCTTTTCGACAAAAAAGCAGCGATTGATCTTACGACCGTTGTCGCCGAGCTGCGCGCGCGCGGCGATTATGAAGAAGTCGGCGGCGCGCCGTATTTGACGGCCTGCATCGGGCAGTGTTCTTCGGCGCTCAACATCGAAAGCTACGCGCACGTCGTTTTGCAGAAATCCATCGCGCGGCAAGCGCTGCGCGAAACCGAAATTTTTCAAGCCGTTTTGTCTTCGACTGATGAAGACGTTTCGGAATCGCTCAAACATTACACCGCGAAAATGGAAGCGCTCAAAGCGCGCGAGATCAATTCCCGCGCACGGCAGGAGTACTCCACTGACTGCGATCTGGACACGGTTTTCGACGACATCACATGGCTGTGGCCGGATTGGATTCCGCGCGGCCTGCTAACATTGGTGGTCGGGCGTCCGGGCGTCGGGAAATCCACCGTCGTGATGGATATTTGTAAACGTATTATTCTCGACGCCGATTGGCCGGACGGTCAGCAGGCCGAAATCGAAGACCCGTTTGAAACCGAAGAAGAGCGCCCGATGCGCCTTTTGTGGATTGACACGGAAAGCGGGTTGGGCATTTTTCGCCAGCGCCTGCACGAGTGGGAATTTCCGCGCGGGCATTTCGTGTTCGCCAAAGGCAACGAAGCCGACGCGCTGCGCGTGGATAACGACCGCGACTGGGCGTGGATCGTCCAGGCCGTGCGCGATCATCGCCCGCCGATTGTCGTTGTTGATTCGCTCGCCGCCGCGCATTCGGGCGATGAAAATTCCAACGACTGCATGAAATTCGTGATGTTGCGCTTGTCGGAACTCGCCGCTGAATTTAACATCGCGGTCGTTTGCATTCACCACCTCAACAAACTGCCCGCCGGTTTTCCCGACTGGCCGATTACGCTGGATATGATTCGCGGCGCATCGGCCATCACACAGTATCCACGCTCCATCATCGGCGTCGGCACGCCCAATAAAAACGAACCGCTTCTGCACGGCTTTATGTCCGTGAAAGTGAATTTCGGAAGCGCGCGTGATGCCATCGGCTATCAGACAACCGACTTCGGCCCGGCGTGGGGCGACATCAGCGAAGCGGCACCCAACCTCAAACCCGCCGACCGCGCGGCGAACTGGCTGCGCGAGGAGCTGCGAAACGGGCCGCGCCTCTCAACCGATCTACTCGATCAGGCGCAGAGCGAAAAAATCTGCTCACGCCGTACGCTCGAAACCGCCTCTAAAAATATGGGCGTCAATCGCTACAAAGAGCCGGGCGCGGCGGGGCGCTGGTTCTGGGAACTGAAGGAGGCACCGCGATTTTAGACCATGTTTGCAACTTTGCAAACTTTGCAAAATGAAACCATGTTTGCAAAAACGCAAAACGCAAAAACAAGTTGCAAAGTTTGCAAAGTTGCAAACATGGTCGGGATTGCAATTATCACCATGCAAACCATTTTGATTACAGATGTTCGGTTGCCGCGCTGTGGGGAAAAAGTGGTTTACCCCCACAAGAAAGACGCCCAGACGGTGCGCAATCAAGTGCTGCGGCGACGGCGTAAGCGTCCGGAAGTTCTGCGGATTTATTGTTGTCCGTACTGTGACGGCTGGCATTTGTCGAGCCATCGGTGAATCAGGTTTTACGGTAATTTCCGGCGAGGGCGTGTTATACCGCATCCTACGTCGGTTAATCAGTTGTTGTATTGCAGCGCGCGGCGCTGCAGGGAGTTGAAATGAAACCATTTATTTTAGTCAGGGATTTTCACTGCAAAGGCGACATTCAGTTTGGTGTTTTGGATGCTGACGAAGAGCATTATATGTTTGGTGACGGCGATGCCTATTCAATCACTCAGGTTCGGGATTTGATGCCGCAAGCACAATATCTGTCATGGCCGGAAGTTGAGCAAAAGCTGGCCGCGCAATGAGCCAACTGCAATACAACAAATCGTTGCACCGCGACCAACTACAGCGCCGCCGTTCGTGCCTCACTCTGGCGCTTCCGTTGGCGGGTGAACTCGGCGTTCAACCGCAAATCAGTGTTTCGGGGGGGGCGCAAAAAAATAAATAAAAAATTTCTCAAAACCCCTTGCCACCACGATTATCGTGGTTTATAATAGTACCTTGTTAGTGAGTAGTCCTCAAAAATTCCAAGCTACTCACACAGGAGATACGATGAATACGAAGACCTCAATTTTTGACCAACTGAATTTGAACACTGACTTATCTGGAGACTGGGTGTCTCAACACGATCAGGCCAATCAAGCCAAAGCCAAATTCGCGATTCAATTCATCAAAGAAAACGCGCCTTTTCAAGCCGACTTGATGTTTAGCGAAAGTGTCGTAATTACACCGGAACTCAAGGAAGCAACGGTGTTCATGGCGATGTGGATTCGCCACTATGTTTTCTATCCTGTGAAAGTTGAGTTGTTCAACCTGGACGCCGACGCCGCGCTGTTCGCGGATAAAGAATTGACGCGCGCCTACGAAATCAATTTCCAACTCAATCACAACGACCCGCGAATTACCGAAGCTACTGATTTTGAATTTCTGGAGTTGGCTTCGAGAATCAAAGGCGGCTTGATGGATCACATCAAAAACAAAGTCGAATATTACTTGAACTCGGCTCGGTCGTCTTCGGCTCTGATTAACGAAGTTCTCTAATCAATCAAAAAATCCCGCCGCGTGCCTCAAAACACGCGGCGGGATTGGAGATACGACATTCAGATTTTACCATGACCGCTGACGAACTGAAGAAATGGCAGGCGCGACTTGGATTATCAAACGTCGAGGCCGCGCGGCGCTTGAACAAAACCAGCTTGAGAACTTTCGAGGATTGGCGCGCGGGCAGGAGTACTCCGCCGCGCTGCCTTCCTCTGGCGCTCAAGGAAGTCGAGCGAGTACTTAAACTGAAACGTAGCAGCGTTGCGGTTGAACAAAACGCTGCACCCGACGCCCTACGCGCTCGTTCCTCGCGCTCCGGGCGCGGGTGAGCTGGTCGTTGTAACGCTGCGCGCGGCGCAATGGAAGCGCGAAAAGGAAAACATATGAAATGCCCGATTTGCGATGAGAAAACCGAAGCGTTCGACTTAAACTTGCTCTCGCGTCCCGTTGACCCGCGCTTGTTTCGCTTGGCTCAACAACAGCGTGTTTGCTGTGCGTGCGGTTGGCAAAGTGAAGGCGTGGAAGAGGTGCGCTTTCAGAACTTGCAAGCCGGCATCCCCGCGTGGAAAATGGCACTTGCAACTGATTAACAGCGTTACAACAAGTCGTTGCACCGCGACCAACTACAGCGCCGCTCGTTCCTCGCTCTGCTTTCGTTGGCGGGTGAACTCAACGTTAAGCCGCCGCGCGCGGCGTTTGTTGCGTGCAAGGAGTACTCATGTCAAATGTTTCTGAAATGACGCGCGAGCAGTTAGAGGCGCGTGTCGAAGAGTTAGAAAAGGAGTTGGAAAAGCGACCAATCTCAATACAAAAATTATTGGACGATGTTCGCATTGGTGGCCCGGCATGGGTTTGCCATTACTGTCTCAAGCGTAATACACATGAAATGTCTCGCTGCGTAAAATGTCACAAGGAAAGGAATTACCTCACCCGATAATCCCCAACGGCGGCTTAACAAATCACTGCACCCGACCAACTACAGCCGCGCAGCTCAAATCAGGGCGAAGCGGAATGAGGCTGTAGTTGGCGGGTGAGTTTGGCGTTGTGCCGCAGCGTGCGGCTTGGAGAAAACTTATGCAAATGATTGATGGGTTTCCGCGTCGTAGTCGTATAGACCACTACACGCCAGCAGAAAGCGCAATCCGCGCCGCACTTCTGGCAGTCGAGGAAATGGGCGCGCACACGTTGCTGACAGAAGCAGTAGTTTTGCTTAGTGACGCACAAAGCAAAGTCGCTGATTTCGTAGAGCTTCCAGACCGGGCGCGATACGAACCAACAGCGGCACAACCAGTCGTTGCACCCGACCGCTTACAGTCCGCTCGTTCCTCGCTCCCTTCCAGCGGCGGGTGAACTCGGCGTTGTATTGCAGCGCGCGGCGTTGCAGAAACTGGAACAAAGGAGAGCAAATGACTTACGAAGATGCAAAACAGAAGTGTCACGTTCGGTCTGCAATTTATCGAACGTCGCAAGGTGTAAAATATTGGAAAAATCATCCGGTTTCGCTGGATGAGCGCGTGTCGGGTGTGGACAAAGCCGCAACCGACTGGCAAGAACATGACCCACGCGAGGACGACGATTCATCGGTGTTCATGTTCAATGATTGACGAAATTACAGCGAGCCAACAAGCAATACAACAAACCACTGCACCCGACCGCCTGCCGCAGCCATGCTCCGGTGAGCAAAACGATGCGGCGGCAGGCGGCGGGTGAGTTCGGCGTTGTGCGTAATGCGTAAAGGTTCGATGCGTGGGCGGTGTGGTGATATGACACACTATAGCGCCGAGCGACCAGAAGTACTTTGACGCTGTTTCTACGAAAAGCGGATTGCCGACACTTTGATGTTTGTCGTATGAGGTGAGCGCAAAAAGTGGATGCGGTGAGAGAGCCGCTACCGTGAAAATCGGGAATTAAACTTGGGACAGAGAAACTGAGGCAGAGGGCGCAAAAAGCGGGGGACATAACAGCAGTCGGGGAGGAACCGGCCTCACGCATCAAACATTACGCACAACAAAACGCTGCACCCGACCGCCTACCGCGTTAGTTAATTTCCGCGTTCTGACGGGAAAAAGCCAAACCGGGAATTTTCGGTTTGGCTTTTTTATTTCATCAGTAGTTTCGACAACAGCCCGCTAACCTCGCCCTGAAAATTTTCTCGCGAATCATCATAAATTTGCAGCGTCGCCAGTTTCGCGTGCCTCGAAAGTTTCTGAACTTTCCGCACGTCGCCTTTGGTGGCATCGAGTGCGGCGGTTATCGCGCTGTGGCGAAGCTGGTGAGGCGTGAGGCGCTTCAGTCCGATCTGCGCGCCGTAAAACTGCACAAGCTGATAAAGTCCGTCCGGCGTCAAACGCGAACGGGAGTACTCCGGCCTTCGATCCAGCGTTTCAAACAAAGGTAAGTCTGCAACATCGTGACATTTTTTTTCGCTATTTGAAAAACTCTCCATTAGGAGAGTGTGTTTACTATGTTTCTTATTTATATAAGTACACAGACACGCGGCTAAGTTTTCGCTCACTGTCACTTTTTCTTTTTGCAAACCTCGCCCTTTCCCCAGAATCGAAAGTTCGCGCCGCGCGTAATCAAAATCGCTTTCATTCAGCTTGCAGACTTCGGCGCGGCGCAGCGCGTTTTCGCACAGCAGCAGCAAAATTGATGTATCGCGCGCGGCGCGCAATCCATTTCCAAACTTTTTTGCGGGCGCCTGCACCAATTTCCGCATTTGTTTGAGTTCAATGCCGCGCGTGTCGCGGTAGTGCTGAATTTTTTCACCGTCCACCAAAGCGCGCCCGTCCGTTTCGCAAAAGCCCAGGCGGTGCGCGAATTTCAGCAGCGATTTCACGGCAGCCAAACGGCGGTTGATCGTCGCCTCGGCCAAACCGTTTTCCCGCATGGCGTTTTTGAAGCGCGCCAAATCCAGCGCGATTTGCGGCGTGGTCTGCGAAATGAATTCTTGCACGTCTTTTTGCGCGAAAGCGAAAAAGAAATTGAGGTCGGATTTGTAGGCGCGTTTGGTGTCGGGGCTGCGCTTGTCTTCCAAAAGCAGCGCGACCAGATCGGGAGTACTCCCGCTGCGCGGTAACGCTGGCGTTGGCACATTTTCTAAAACTGGGGGAATCGGCGCGGGGAATTGTGGGAATTGAGGCGAGCTAGGGCCGGGCAAAGCGAGCATGGGAAAAACAGAATGGGGTGCGGCGGCGACGATTGGTACTCATGCCGCCGTCACGGTCAGACAATTCCCAGTTTGACGATTTGAAAGCTGCTCGTGGTTGTCAAATCCAAAGATCCACCGCTGTTTTGCCCTACCTTCATTTCCAAGTAGTCACCTGCTGCAAGCACCATCATTGATGTTAAATTCAGCGTCGCTTTGTTGATCGGTATTGTTCCCATATACGTGGATGGAGCGGGGAAAGACAATGCACCATTAAGCAAGATATCCATTGTTCGGTAGCCAGTAGTGTTGTTCGCCCAGCAGCATTGAGCTACGGCCAGGTATAAGCCGCCGTGCCCGTCGGGGATAGTCAGGCGGCTTGTGTTGGTTGATGTGGAATGGAAAGCATGAGAATCGAAAATTTCACTGTCGAACAAAACAAGTGTGTCCACGTTGTTGGGAATTGCTTGATTTGTCGTTCGCTTGACGCCGGCACCAATCACAAGCGCATTTCCCAAAAGCGTGCTCGGCAACGCTTCACTGTTGCCCATTTCCTGAAAGCGCCCATTTACCAAAGTCATCGGACGCCGCACGGTCGGCGGTGCGGGCACGGTCGAATTATTCGTCACGCTTTGCGCGCCAAAACTCGCCATCGCGTTGGACGCCGAATCCGTGACGTTGCCCGGCGCATAGCTCACCGTCACAACGTCGCCCGCGTAAACCGCACTGGCTAAATTGAGCGTAACCGTCGTGCCGCTGGCGGTCGCGCTGCTAATGCTGCGCGCCGTGCCGTTCACCAGAACCGTGAAACCGGTCACGCCCGACGCGGGCAGAATCGGCGCGCTGTCGGCTTCGGTGAGTGCGACGGCGATGCTGTTGCCGTTGGCGGGCACGCTGGCGCTGGCGAAGGTGGGCGGCGTGGAATCGGCGACCACTTCACTCACAGTCGGCGCGGGCGCGGTGCCGCCGCCCGGCCCGATGCTCCAGGCACCGGTCGTCGGCGTGGAACCTGACGAGCCGCCCTCATACGGGATAGCCATGTCCGACTTGCTGGTGTTCATCGCCCATCGGGAACCGCCCATCGTTTCCCAAAAAATCCAGCGTGAGCCGTTGGTATAAGCCGCCTTGCTGTTGTATGTCCCGCTTTGTGTATATGTGCCGTTGTAACTCGAATCGCCTGCGCCCGACACTAAATAATCCGCCATAATTCCGCTCCGTTTTTGTGTTGTTTTTTTCGCTGTTTTCGGCTCGCTAAAGTTTAGCCGGTCGCTCTCGTTTTCGATGCGCCGCGCCGGTTCGTCGTTTTGTTTTGCGAACGCTTTATAAGCTGCGTCCTCGCGCTCGCATTGCGCTAAAAACTGCGCCCACGTCAGCGGTGGCGTTTCGGGCTGCGCCGGTGGCTGCGCCCGGTGTAGCGCAAGGGCGCACAGAAACAGGGCGCAAAAAACCGGCACGAATCGTTTGAGGTTCATGATATTCTCTCAATGTAGATTGGCCGGAATGTCTTAGTATCATCGAAATTTTATGCCAGTTCCACCGCCGCGTCCGGCGCAAATAAAAGCTCCGTTGCCGAAAGCGCCGTGCCGATTTTCTGCACGATGTTCCCACTCGCGCTCGGTGGAGTGGTCGTAATGCCGCCGCCGGTCGTCGCAAGAAAATAATCCGCGCCAATCGTGAGGCCGGACAGCCCCGAAATGATGCCCGCAAATTCCACCGTCGCCGATGCGCTGCTACTCACCGCCGCGTCCACAAAGCCGATGCCGATTTTGGTGCTGTCCGTCGCGTTGGCTTTTCGCACTTTCGCGCCGCTGCTGTTCCACACGCTCACGATGTCGTTTGCCGCCAACGCTTCGGATGCCGTGAAGGGCGCGCTGGTCGTTGCGCCGCCGGTCGGGGCGGCCACAAATTCCACGCCGCTCTCGTCGGCTTTGACGGCAACGAATTTTTCGCCGTTCCCGGTATAGGCTGATGGCGCATCGGAGAGCTGATTGAATTTTGTGCCGTGCGGATTGCCGGTTGCCTGCGAGTGGTCGTAGGCCGCTGCGCCCCGATCGCCGCGATACGCAGTCGCACTCGTTTCGCCCAGCGCCAGCGATGCCGAAATCTCCACATACGCCGAGCCGCTCCAGCGAAAGGTTTTGTTGTCGTCGAGTGTGACGTAGATTTTTCCCGTTTCACCCGTGCCCGGAAGCGCCGCGAAATTGGCGGCTTCGATCACATCATCCACGAACGCCGGAAGCTGCGCGCTTTGCACTTTGCCGGCAACCAGATCGGCTTTAGCGTCGAGCGCGGTTTGCGTCGCGGCGCTAATGGGTTTGTTGGCGTCGCTGGTGTTATCGGCGTTGCCCAGCCCGATTTGCGCTTTGGTGACGACGTGCGGATTGCTCGTGTTGCCGGTGTGGGCGTCAAAAACGACCTGGGTCACGGCATCGCCAACCAGCGATTCGGCGTACTCCTCGGCATATTCCACCATCGAATTGAGCTTATTGTTGGCAACGGTTTCGGGCTGCGGCCCCCAGACAGGTTTGAGCATGATAATTTCGGTTTAAGAGCTGGTGACGGCGGTCAGGTCATCGGTTGAATCCACGTCCGTGAGCGCCGGAAAAATCGTGTAAATCGTGCCGCCGCCATCAACGCCTTCGGCGGTGACGAGATCGGCGGGCGCGGAAAACGAACGCGCGTCGCCGTTGGCGATGGGCGCGCCGGGGCGCGCCATTCCAACAGCTCGCGCGACAACCGGCGACATTTCATTACGAACTTCGAGTCTCATGGAATGAAGCTGTATCCCTGGGATACAGCGAAAATTACAAGACTTCTCGGCAAACCAGGTTCATGCGATCGCGCGCGAATGAGGCGCTCGAAATGCGTGCAATTTCGCACAGCAAGGCGTCAATCGTTATGCGCATTCCGGGTTTGAGCGAGGGATGAAAATACGTTTCAAAGCCCACGAAGCGCCCCAGGCGCCCGTGCAGCGCCATCACCGAGCGCAGCGCGTAAATGACATCCGCTTTGGTTCTCAGCCCCTCGTCGCGCACGACCGGGTAGGGTTTCGGGCGTCCCAGAAAATTTTTCGGCAGTTGTCCCAGACCGGCTTTGATGGACTCGTGAATGAGACCGGATCGCGAAATCGGCAATCCCGTTACAGGGTCGCTCGCGCCTTCGACGATAAATTCGTTGTAGAAATCCAAGAAATCGCGACCTAAGTCGAGCGGATCTAAAACGTGCCAGCGTCCTGGATACGTCAGCGCATTATGGGCGGCTACATTGGTTGTAAATGCGGCGTGGATGGTCGTATCGCGCGGCCCAAACTGCCAGCCATTGGCATTGAGCTGCAGCGTCCAGCCCAGGCCGTATTTTTCCAAAAGCGAGCGCAGATAATCGCCGACCATCACGCCCGCGCCAGGCCGCACGCAGGGCGATTCTCCGGGCGCGGCAGCCGGGAGTACTCTACCCGCGTTTTCGGAAACGCCGGCCAGTTCGCTCGCGCGAAAACCGCACGAACGCAAAATCAATTTGATGTAGTAGCCCAACCTGGTGGCATCGCCGATGAAATCGGCGCGCAGGGGCATCTCGTCCACAATGCCCCAGAAATCACATAGCCCCAGGTGCAGGCGCGTATCGCCGCGCATGACCTGAACCGGCGCCTGGTTGGGCGTGGCCGCGCGCAGCGTGGTCAGGCCGGAGTTTTTAACGAGCGTGTTTTTGAGATACAGCGAGCCGTTGAGATAAACATCGCACAAACGGTTTTCGAGCGCATGATAATACACGCCTGGCAAATTGAACAATCCGTTGACGTTGCGCAGTTCGACATCGAGCGAGGTGCGGCGCGTGGTGTAGGCGTCGTCGCCCTCGAACTGCGCGTCGCCATCCACGACCGGCCCCACGCCGTGAACGTCTAAATGGTCGTCGGAATCGAAAGCCGGCGTTTCGTCGGCGCTGCGCTCGCCGGGCGCGATCAGGGCGCTCGCCCAGTACAAAAACGGCGTTTGGCGCACATCGCTCGTCGAAAAATTGACGACGATTTCGCTCCACACCTCGCTCAAGATTTCGCGGTCGCAGTTGATGACAGTGCCGTCGGGCGTGATTTTGTTGAGGTTATAGGTCAGCGCTGAAAAATCGCTTTTCCATTGGCCGTCCTTGAACTGCCCCAGTCGCCATTGGCCGGTGGGCATGAATTCGGGATAGCCGGCTTGCCAGAAAAACCCGCCGGCACTGGATTTAATCGTCAGCGCGGTTTCGGGCCAGAGTACTCCCGACTGGCGGGTTTTTAAAACATCGGAATGCGGCGCGGCGGCGACGGATTGTCCGTCCAGCATAACGTGGCAAACGCCGGCGGCATCAGGCACAACCACGAGCGTAAGCACACGATTATACAGCGATTCGGAACTGGTGGCGAACTCGGTGTAATCGGCGTAGAGCTGCGCTTTGAGCGTGTCAATGTTTTCCTGATCGGACGCGGAAATGTCGGCATCGCCCAGCGCTGTAAAATACGCATTTTCCGCGATTTGCGTCCACGTCGCCGCCAGGCGCATGATCGCCGCTGCGCCGTCGCGAATAACAATTTGCCAGCCGCTCCAGCGCAGCAAAAAATATGCGTTCTGGTTATCGGATTCGTAGAGATACAACCGTAGCGCCCAGGCCGTGTTCTGTAGGATGAAGTCGGCGACGGAGGCATATTCAACGTCAGTGACGTTGGTATGTTCGAGCGCCGTGCCGCTGCGAAACGCCGTGGCGCGCTCGGCCAGATAGTCGGTTCCCGTAAACGTCCATGCCGATTTTTGGCCGAGCGCATCCGAAAAAACCAGGCGATAATCGAGCATCAGCGGCGCGATGCTGGCGCCGGCGCCGGGAGTACTCCCGGCCAGCGCACTCCCGTCACCCAAAAGCGCTTTGAGATTTTTCAGCTTGCCGCGCGGCCTGGCGCCGGCGGCATCAGCGCCCGTAGCGTTGAACGTCAGCGCCGGGGGCGAGGGCGAGCCGAAAAAACCTTTGGCGACGATGCGCACTTGGTGTTTCATGGAAAAATGGCGAAGCCGTATCCCTGGGATACAGCTTGAAAATGGAATTTCGTTGCGGCGTTAAACGGCGACTTGCTGCCAGGTGCGCCCGAAATCGTCGGAGGTGAAAAAGAGGTCGTAGCAGTTGGTGACGATGATGCGGCTGCGGTTCAGTTGTAACACTCGAAACGGCTCCTGTCGTTCGAGGGCAGTGATTTGAAGCGGAGTGCTCCAACTAATCGAGTTTGCGCCGCGACCTGGTCGCGAGCCGCTGCGAAACCACAGCGAAAAGGTTTGGTTGGGGATTTCGCCGATCGCCTTCACGCCGACGGCCAGAAGCGCATCGCTTTCGGTGGCGGCGATGTCGGTGTAGATGAAATCGTCGGAGTTCCAGATTGCCATCGTGGAAAGTTGAAATTGAAAATTGCGGCTTTGATCGCGGCTGCGCAGCAATCGCAGGCGCGAGGTGCCGTCCACCGGGCTGCCGCCGGAGTTGCCGACCATCCACAACTCGCCGCGCCGCGTTGAAATCAATGCGCCGGGCTGCACGGTGCGCGGAGTGCGCGGTTCAAAGCCTGCTTGCAATGCCCCATCAGCGCTTTTGAATTGAAAAATGCGATTCGTGACTTGCAAGCTGTTGTTGGCGGCGTGTTCGCGCATTCCCGACACGACGTCCGAGGGAAGTCGAGCGGCGCAGCAGTAGCGCGGAATCCGCTTGCATTGCGTGATTGAAAACGGTTGCGCGATTTCCGTTTCGCGCCCGAATTCATCTACTAAAAAAACCTTCAAAACGCGCTCGTCGTTTGTATGAAACTCCCGCGTGCTGGTTGCGCCTGCCCAGTATTTGATGGGGCCGTAAATACCAGTCACGACGCGCAAAAATGTTGGCGCGACAATTTCAATGTCGCCGTTTCCCCAGTCAAAGCGAATCTCTGTCAGGTTCGCATTTTCAGTCGTAGCGATATCATCGGCCAGAGTGACCGTGAGTCGCTCGTAATAGTAATTGTCGTTTGTCAGGAGGGTTGTAAGTGGAAAAACAAACGTGGACAAGCCGGAGTACAAATCCGGCGCAAAGGAACCGAAGTTATAGCGCCTGCGCCCGTCAATAGTGCCTTGCCCCAGGACGTGCAACACAAACTCGCCGCGCTTGGTGATAGTAGCGTCAGGCCAGGCGGCGGCGCTGTCATCAAAGGGCAACACCCAGTCTCGGAGCGCGCCCGGCGTGGTGAGCGTGATGTCGGGAAAGCTGAAACTGCTGCAGAGATTCGATGGCAAATCATTAATTGTCGCTCCGTTTGGCAGGGACGAATCGGGCAATCCATTGTCGGGGTCGTTCCAGGACGGCGGCGAACCGGGGCGGTTTATCTGTGAAACCCACCACTCGCGACACATTCCCCACGCCGGATTTGTCAAATCTTCGTTACGCGGATGCCCACCGGTATAATATTCCCAACTGAGCGCCGAGAGCTGGAGAACTGCCATCAGCTAAACCCCCGCGTTTTCGGAGTCTTAATAACGACGGGATCGAACGTGACGTGTGTATCGCCGTTGGGCGCTTTGCGCTGACGGTTTTTCGCGCGCGGCGGCTTGATCGGCGCGCCGATGTAATCCTGATTGTTCTGGCCGGTGTAGGAGTTGTTGCCCACGGCTAAGCCCAGTGGCGTGTAACCAATGGCTTTGTTTTCTCCCAGGAATTTGCCGCCCTTGCTCCAAATTTCGCCCCACACGCCGTGCTTTTCGACCAGCTCTTCATCGCCCATCGTGGCGTCCTGCAAGCCCTGATAGGCCTTGATCGCGCCGTAGATCGTGGCGGCGATGGCGGCCACGGCGATAGCGACGCTGGCCGCGCCGGCCTTCATGGTGGTGAATGTCAGACTGCTGGTGATGCCGAGCGATTTCATGCCTACTGTCGCCGAGCCGATGTTGCCGGCCACTTCCAAAACCGAACCGCCTGCAGTCGCGGCCTGTCCGCCGAAGTGTGTCCAGTAGCCCGCTGCCTGCACCAGGCCGGGCGAAGTGTCGAGAATTTTTCCGATGCTCCCGACGATATTTTGCGTGGTTGCCTGAGCTTCAGCGCCGCCTTTGCCAAAGGCGGTCACTACGCCGTCCCAGGCGCGCGTGGCATCGTTGGCGCGCTTTTCGGTTTCGGTGAGAGAATCGTTGAGGGAAACCGTGTTGCCGCGCACGGCCTTGCCGACGATTTCCATGAACTTCATTTGCCCGGCCAGTTTGGAAACGCCGTAAGCGGCTTTCACCGCGGCGATTTCTTGTTTACCCAGCGTCAGGCCGCTTTTTGCGAGCATGGCGATGTTGCCGGTGGAGTAGGCTTTTCCCAACTGCTCGCCGACGCTTTGAATGGACTTGCCGGCGGTGCGCGATTGGCGACCGGCCATCTCCATCATCTGGCCCATGTGTTCGGTTTTGACGCTGAATGAAGCCAGGAGTACTCCCGCTTCCTTGATCGAATCGTCGTCGTCGAAGTGCCCCTCGACCGCGATGCGCCCAACTTCGGTTTCGATTTTCGCCATGTCCTGAACGCGTTTTTGCGCTTTCAAGATGGACTCCAAACGCTGGGTGATGGCGCGGTCATCGGCTGACGCCTGAATCATCGAATCCGAAAACGCCTGCACGCTGCGTCCGGCGTCAGCGAGCCTGGCGCCGGCGTTGGCGATGCCTTCAAACGCCTGAATTTTCTCCAGGCGCCCGACAGATTTTTCGAGCGAATCGCCCATCCGTTCGCCGGCATCGGCCACATTGTCAAAATCACGCGCGACATCATCGCCGCCTTTGGCGAAGAGTCGGATTACGATGTCGAGAGGATTAGCCATGCGGGAAAGTCAGAACTCAAAATGCAGAAGGCAGAATTAAACGGCTAAAATCTTAGCCATGAAAAACAGTAAGTTCGTGGATGTGTTTGTGGTGATTGTCACTATCGCCATCATCGGCTTTGTGGCGATGAACCTGCCGCAGTGGATGGGCGACTCGGCGACGATGAGTGATGAAGCGTTGGAGCAAAAATACTAATCGCCGTCGGCGAGGTTCAATTCGGGAAGCTGATACACGCTCCAATAGAAATCGAGACCTTCGGCGATGTCGTTGATGATTTCAGGGACGCCGGTGCGATATTCCGGGAGTACTCCCATACGCGCCGCGACAACGGCGGCGCGCCGCGCAATGGGATTATTCGCCAGCGCCGCGTAGCCTAAGCCGTCGGTGGCTGTGAGGGCGTCGGTGCACGCAGCATCCCCTGAAATAAAGGGAGCGTTTCAGGGTTGAGGTCGGTCAGCCTGGAAAACAGTTCGGCAACGAGCGATTTCGCTTCCGTCTCCGTCGCGTATTCACGCGCGACATCGAGCGAGAAGTAGGGCGTGTCGCACAGCGGTTTTTCCGTTCCGCAGACAACGCCCACATGGAGCAAAACCGCCGTGAACGCTTCGATCACCGACAGCGCTCGCCCGGTCTGTGCGCCGGCGCATTCGAGCGAGCCGGTTTTGTTGTAGCGCACGCCTTCGCGCCCCAGCAAAATGCCGACGAGCGTGGTGCCTTTCCAGTCGAGCGTTTTGAGGTGCCACGACTCGCCTTCAATCTGGTGAACGCTGATCGCGCTTTTGCGTGCGCCGTCCGCGCCGCGCATGGCGCGCAGGCGCTCTAAGGCGGTTTGGCCGCCTTCGGGCGCCGCGCCGCTTTCAACCAGTTCGGGTGGCGCTTCAATCACGCGCACGCCGTTTTTATCAACAATGGTTCGTTGTGCCATGATGGTTTACGGAGTCGCGGGAATGTCCAAATGGTGGGGCGTGAGTTCGGCGTCCCATTGCTGCGATTTTTCGTCCTGGGAAACTTTCACCGACCCGATTTTCCACGTTCCGGGCGGGAATTTCGTCCAGAAAGAAGCCGGCAACATGGCCGGGTTGCCGGTTTCGACCGATTCGTATTCGATGGCCTCGACCGGCGTGTTGGCTTCGACGGTGGCGCTGTTGTGGGTGGCGTTGGAATACGCCTTCAGCATGATCTTGGCGTCTTCGTCAATGGTGACGCGCTGCTTGACGCCGCTGCCGGCGCCTTTGCACATATCGTATTCGACATCGTGCTGAATTTCGAGCGAGAGATAATCCACGATCACGCCGCCCTGAAAAGTCACTTTGACTTTCTGGCCGGGATAACGATTGAGTTCTAAAGGCATTTTGAGTTTTTACTCCTGGGGAAATGGGAGCACTCCGGCCTGTGCGCGAAGCGGTGGCGCGGGAAGTACTCTGCGGTTGGAAAATTAAACCTGCAGCGTGTACGCGATCAGGCTGATGGTGTGCGGGTTGAGGCGGTTGCGCCTGTCGTTGCTGCTTTGTCCGGCGCGGATTTCGGTTTCTTCGAGCTTTAAATCCCACAGCGCGTGATAGCCGCTGCGAACGATGGAAACCAGTGCATCTTTGAGCGGCCTCTCGGCGGGCAGGCAGGAATCGGATGTCAGGACTTCAGCGGAAATTTCGATGCTGTGGCGCGTGCCGTCGTAAAAAACATCGTCCACAGTGGCGCCCCAGCGGGCGGTTTCGCGCGAAACAATTTCGAGATAAATCCACGGCTTTCTCGAATACAAGTCGCCCGATCCGCGCGCGCCGGGTGCAAAATCGCTATCGGGATCAATCGAAACGCCGGGGCCGCCCCAGCGCGCAAACGTCGCCGAATGCGGCGCCAGCGCAAGCTGCGTTTTAAGAAATGATCTCAGTACTCCTAAAACCGTTTCATCGAGATTGACGGCCTGGGTGCCGGAAAAATAATTCATTTATTCTTTAGCGATGCTTTCGCGGTAGGCGTCCACGGCGCGCAGCGCGCCGGTTTTGTGGGCTTCGCTGCGCCACGGCGCGCGGCGGGTTTTTCCGTCAACCGGCGAAGGCCGACTCAGCTCGTGGCGCGCCCGCGCGTAGCGATTTGCCCTGCTGCCGGGGTCGGTGAAAATCTCACCTTTATCGCCGCGCGCGGAAGTAGAAACGCGTTCGGCGCGCAATAGTTGAAAAGTCCGCCGCCAGGCGATTTTGCCGTTTTTGCGGCGCGGCAGTTCTTTGTTGTAAATCAGCGTCCGCAGCTTGTTTTTCGAGGTGACAAACAGCGAGCGCGCCGCCGCGCTCATGGCGCGTTTCTGATTCGCTTCAATTCGCTCGGCGCGCTGTTTCAACTCGCGCGCAAAGTCGGCAAGGTTGGTTTGAAGGTCGAACATTTAGACGAACGGGCACGAGCGCAAGCGGATGCGCGCCGCGATTTCGCCCAGGTTCTGCTTGAGAGAGCCGAGCAACTGTTGCCCGGTTTTGTAGTGGTTTATGGCCGTCGCCATGTACTCGCTGTCGGGCGGCGCAATCGTATACCAGAGCTTCGCGTAAACGTGGGACGTTACGGCGAGTTTGGCGAGTTCCTGCTGATCTGTAATTCGCTCCGCGTTTGCGACTTGCCAGGCGGCGACTGCTGCATCAATGACGCCTTGCGCCGGCGCGACTTGCGTTTCGGGATCACCGTAAACTCGCGGAAAATTCAACGTCGTGTTCGCCGGGATTGCCAGCGTGTAAGCGGCGTCGATAACGGCGCCGCTAAGCGCGATGCGGCGAGAAAGTGAGGAATCGTATTCCACGATGACCGGAAACGAAATTTCGCACGGGTACGCGCGCTCCAATTCGGTGGTAGTCGAAGGGAACGAACGCCGCCCGGCTGCGCGCCGGACTTCGCCCAGCACGCGCGCCGCCTGCGTTGCGATATGGCCTGTGATGATGGTTTCAAGCCGCGCGTCATCGGCGTCGGCTTCCACCTGGTGCGGCATTAAACCACATTCGGCGCGCAGTTCGGATTTATCGAGCTCCAGCCAATCGGGAAGGGTGTAGGACATTTCGTGAGGAGTTCTTAGAGGGTTTCATGAGGGTTGCCCTTCATGAAACCCTCTAAGAATCGGGAGAAATTAAACGGACAACTCGCTAAACGAACAATTCGCCGGCGACGCCGCGCGAGGCCGCATCGCTGGGGCCGGTTTTGCCTTTCGACAAAAGAGCGATGACAGTGAAGTACGCGCCTGTAGTGCCGTCGCCGCCGGTCAGGGAAACATCGAGATAGCGTTTCTTGCCGAGCAGATCGACGTTGAAGGCGAAAACCTTGTTGTCATCGGTGGCGCCGGGCAGCGTGCCGTCGGTGGCGAAATCGCCGCCTTCGACATCGGAGTACGTGCTGTCATCGTCGCTCTGGCGCAGCTTCAGCGCGGCGACGGCGACATCGGTTGCGCCCAAAATCACGAGGATTTTGGCGTAATCGAAGCCGTTGGTGTCAATGGAAGCCGTGGTGACAGCCGCGTTGTCGACGATAGCCGCCGGCGGCGTGACCAAAACGACTTTTTCTTTCAGGGTGTGAATCATGGTGGTGAAAAATATGTTGGGGTCTGGGTGCACCGGAAGTACTCCAACAAGCGAGTACTCCCGGCGCACCCCTTACTGTTTCTGCGCGTGGCAGATCAGCTTTTAGCTGGCGGCCATAATGAGGCCCACGATCGGGCCGGCGACGCGGTTGGCGGCGGTGCCGCTGGCGTTACCGAGATCGTGCCAGTTGATGTCGAAACGCTCGGTGGCGCGGATCGCCGCGCTTTCGGTCTCGAACATGGACTCATCGCCGATGGTCGCTTCGGTCGTTTGCGCGATGGTGATGCCGCGACGATCGCCGAACATGCCCGCGAGCTGGGGCACGCCCAGATACAGCGGGATGCTGGAATTGCTTTCGACCAGCGGCAGGCTCTGCGACATTTCGACGGGTAAGCCCTTGTAGAAGTAGGTCGCCTTGCCGTTCACCACGTCCACGCGGGAGTTGCCGCCGGCTTCGTCGATCAGGCGCTCGATGACGCTGAAATAAAACGCCGAGGAGCAGAACCAGCGCGGGCCGCGCGCGTGGGCATACGCCGGCAAACGCGCCATTAGATTGGTGAGATCGGTTTTGGTGATCTCGCTCCAGGCGTTGCCGCTGGCGACTTGCAAACCGGCGATGTTGGCGACGGTGCCGGACAGCGATTTCAGCGCCGGGCCGAGGCCCACGATGCGATGATAGGCGCTCGTGCCGTCACCGTTGAAGGCGCAGTCATCTTCTTTTTGCGCGAAGGAATACGCCATTTCGCCGGCCAGGTCGTCGGCTTCGTTGATGACGCTATCCTCGCTCCATTCGCTCGACATCAGCGCCATGATCGCCCAGCGACGCGCGTTCAGCGTCACGTCGTCCCAGCCTTTCATCGAGGCCGTCGCCGCGCCGCGTTCGCCGACCGGATAGGCCGTGAGGCCGCCCTTGCGGCGCTTGCGCTCCAGTGTGTCGCTGGTCATCGGCGTGTTGCGCAGCAAGCGGCGCGCGATACCGTAATCCTCGCGCAGATCGATCATTTCGTTGTCGTATTGAATCGGCACGAGTAAGCCGCCCGATTCGTTGCGCGATTCGACTTGCGCCTTGACCTCGATGCCGTTGCGCTTGCAGTACTCGCGCGCTTTGGCGTCGCCGTGCAGTCCGGCCATCAGGAACATGCCGAAACCATAGGCGCTCTTGGCGCTTTTGAAGTTCTTCACGCGGGCGCGCGAAACGACTTCGATATTATCGGCGCCTTCGCCTTTTCCGGCCTGGCCGTTCTGGGCCTTGTCGCCGCTGTGCGCTTCGTCGGGCACGGGCAAATTGGTGTCGCCCGGTTCGTTCAAAAACTCGTCGAGCTGCGCGACTTCGTTTTTGACGGCGGCGCGCTTTTGCTCGCGCGCGATGGCGGCTTTGGTTTCGTCAATCGCGGCTTTGATGCGCGCTTCTTCGGCCTCGTCTTCAGCCGTCCACTCGGCTTTGGCGCCGAGGGCTTTGAGCTCTTCGATGAGAGCTTTTAACTTCTGGTGTAATTTCATTCGGGAATGGACTCCTACGGGAATTGGTGTGGCGTTTTAGTGCGGCGATGCTGTATCCCAGGGATACAGTGGGCGTTAATTGAAGCTCAATAATTCGGCTTCAAGCTCCAGCGCTTCGGCGGTGATACGGCACGCGCGGGCGCGCTTGGCGGCCTTTTGGGGGTCGGTTTCTTCGAGCAATGCGTCAATGTCGCCGCACGCGGTTTTCATCGCGCTGCACGCGTCGGCCAGGCGGGTGCGCGTGGCGTCGGATAACGTGCGCCCGGCTTTCGAGCGCATCTCGAAAATTTCTTTGGCGTCCTTCACAAACTCGCGGTTAGCGTCACGCACTAATTCGGAGTACTCATCGAAACGCAGCCCGGCACGCAGGCCGCTTTTGATGTCGGTGAGGTCGCACGAAGCGTTCGCCGGAATCGAAACCGGCGAAACCTCGTAAAGTTCGAGTTTTTTTAGAGCGCGGCCCCAGTCGAGGGCGCGCGTGATTTCCTGCATCGTTGCCGGGACAGTCAAAAACGATTCGATGTTATCGGGATATAGCCATTCACCTTCGATGATGTCGTAGCCGATGCTGAATTTTTTCACGATGCCGGCTTTCATCAGCGTCCAGCACTCGGCGCCTTTTTCGACGCCGCGCTCAACCTGCCATTTCAGGAACAAGTGATCGTCTTTTTCGTAGCATTCGAGCGGCTTGCCGATCGGGCAATCGCTGCGATGCTGATACAAAATCACGCCGTCCCTGAGGAAGCGTTCGAGCGTGTCGGTAAACGCGCCGGGCAAAATAATATCGCCGCTGCGGTCAATGTTGCCGATGCCGGCGGCCTTGCATTCGATGATGCCTTCGCCGTCATCGAGCGACTTGATTTCAAAACTAAGAGCTTTTGTCAGCATTCAATAATTTCCTGAAAAGTTGGGTTAGCCATCTACCTAAAAGCCTGATTTGCCGCTTTGCGTGCGCGCTTCGCAAGCGCAATTGAAAAGACACGGCGTTTCATTGGCGCCGGGCCACGTCGGCATATCGTTCGGCGCGTAGGGGCCGTTTTCGGCGAGGTCGGGGCAAACGGTGCACGAGTCCGCGCCGTCGTCTAAAATCCAGTCGATCAGTTCTTCGGAATCGAGCGATCCACACCAGGCTTCGTTGGCCGTTCCGCGCAGCCGGTTCTCGTAAAAACCAGCACGCATCTCGATAGCCTCGGCATCGATGTTTCCGTCGTCGTCGGTGTAACTACCGCCCTGCACGTCGGCGATAAATTTTTCGAGGAATTGGGATTGTTCTTCGGCGACGAGCTTGCCGAATTCAATGTCGAAATCTCCATACGGGGAATCGCTCCCGGCCAGGCGACGGCCTAAATAAACGGCATTGGAATGGGCGTCGGCGAGGGTTTGCTTGCCATCGCCCAGCGCGTCGGAATCGTCGAGACCGCCGTCGTGCAAGCGGGTGAGTACTCCGCCCAGACTACGCGGCAACTCGACGCGCACGCGGTTGAACTGGGCGCGCACCACGGGTTCAAATTCGGCGTCACTGGCGCCGTCGAGCGCGGCGATAATGTCGTCAATCGTCATTTGCGAGTCGTGAATTTCGGAGCCGGCAAATAACCTTTGTTGATCGCGCCGCATGCGAGAATCTCAACGGTGTCCACCAAAACCACACTCTCTGCGCCGGTCACGTGTTCGGACTGGGAGTACTCCCAGATAATGCCCAGCGTGATGCGCCAATATATTTCGCGGAGAAGTTTTTTCATTGCGTGCGTTGTGTGGCTGGGCGCTTCGCCGACGGGCGCTTTGCCAGTTGCCAGAATTTCGTAATCGCGCGCCGTGCGGCTTTGTTGGCGTCGTCGGGCTGATTGCCGGTGTTTGTCGATGAATTGCCGGAATCGCTCAAATGCGAATCGAGCTGCATTCCCAGAGTACTCTGCGGCACGATTTCCCAGGAGTAGCCGTCAAGCGCGTCGTCAATCGGCAAGCCGCGCGCGGTGCGCGCTTCGTTCAATTTCACGACGTTGTTACGAAAACCGTCATCGGCACGCTTGGCGATTTCGTTCTGGTTTTCTTTGAGCGCGGCGACTTCGCTTGTATTGAATTCGCAATACTCGCGCATTTCGTCGCCGAGTTCGGGCAACAGATGGCGGTCGAGCGTTTCGCAAAAATCGCGCTGCACCGGCATGATGCCGGATTCATACGCCTGCAATTTCGCTTCGGCGTGGCTGGCCTTGGCGTTGGCTTCGCGCAGTCCAACGAGCAGCCCCACCGTCACGGCGGGAATACTGAAGGCGGCGGCGATGCGCGCTTCGCCCAGCGCGCCGATACCGTCAATGGCTAAATCGTTGGGCGAGTAGCCCAGTTTTTCGAGCTTCCACGGCGTGGTGAGGATCATCACGTCGCCGGCGTTATCCTCGCTGGTGGCCGCGCGCCATTTGCGCTTGGTGGCCGTCGCGAAATCCTCGTCAATATCCACTTCGCCTTTGGAAAAATCGGGCGACATGGTATAGGACGGCACGCCGGCGTTTTTCAAAATGCCGTAGGTGTACGTGAGAATCTGGTTATCGGTGCAGATTTCCCGGAACAGCGCCTTGAGCGGCGAAAGCCCTTTGCGATAGTTGGCCGGATCGACGCCTTCCTTGAAGTGGATAATGTCGGCGGGCGCGTAGCGATAGGTTTTGTTGTTGACGGAGTACTCGTAATACGAGATGAACGCGTCGCCGCCTTCGAGCCATTCGGCTTCGTCGTCGCTTGATTTCGGTTCCAGCAGCCAGTGCGGAATCCACCACAGCTCAACCGGCTTTCCCGCCTGGCTGCGCCGCTTCCACCAATAGGCGTTACCATCACAAAAATACGAAAGCAGCGTCGCTTTGAAAAGCTGCGAACGCGTGAAATGTCTGTTCGGTTGTTTGACGCGCACCGTCAGTTCGTGCATCAAAACCGTTTCGTCGTTGCCGTCGGCGTTGGCCTGCTGCACCGTTAAAGGCGCTTCGCAAAACGTATTGCAAAACCAGCGCAGTAACAGCGAAACGGCGCTGTTATCCCACACGTTGCCGGCTTCGTTTTCCCAGTTGCGTGAACTGCCCGGCAAGCGGCCGTTTCCGGCGCGCGGCGCGCGAGCGCGGCCTCCGGGACGAAGCGCCACGAATTCGAGCACGTCGCGCAATTTCTCGCGCACGGCCTCAGCAGCTTTGGTGAATGTGGGGAAGTGATTCATTAAAAAACGCGGGCTTTACGCCGGGCGTGGAGTTCGTTAAACGCGTCGGCGGCGGCGTCTACCTGGTCGTCGTGTGAGCCGTTGGGAAAGAGGCGAAGCTCTTCGATAAATTCCTTGTTCCAGTCGCCTTCGATCAGCCACACGTTGCCGGCGTTGACCTGGCCGGAAAAAGGTTCGGCGCGGGTTTCCTTGTCGCCGGTCACGCGCTCGATTTTCACGCTGTATCCGGCCAGCATTCGGGTGAACGCTTGCGCTTCATGTACTCCCGCCTGCCCGGGGTCTTGCGGCCCGCGAATCGGCGTTTTCTTTCCATCGAGCGCGGCGGTTTGTCGGATGCGCGCGTCGCGCGTGTCTACTCCCCACTGGCCGCGCACCACATCCAAAACATAAAAGCGGCCTTCGCCGTCCGTTGCCAGGAGTACTCCGGCGGTATAGTCGCCGCCGCCTTCGGTAGCTGCTTTGTCCCAGGCGCGCACCGCGCGCAAACCTGCTGGCGCGGTCGGTAGAATTGTCAATTTGTCGGGCTTAAAAAACCCGCCTTCTTTGGGCGCAGGGCGCTGCTGATGCTGCCCTGCGTAACCATAATCGCCCAGGCGTTTGCGCTCAGCATCGAGTACTTCGCGCGGGAACCGTTTTTCAAAAAGCAGCTCACCGGCTTCGCTGCGCGGGTCGCTCCATCCAATCGAAGTGATCGACGGGATAAACGCGCGGTGCCCGGCCTGGCGGCGCTCCGGCTCGTACTCCATTTCCAAACAAAGATGCTCCCAGGTGCCCTCTTTCAAAACGCAACCCGACCAATCTTTGTCGCGCAGCCGCTGCATAATGCCGAAACGCAGCGAGGTTCGAAGATCGTTAACGCGGTTGGCAATCGCGTCTTTCCAGCGTTCCGTAACCGCTTCGCAAAGCGTGTCCGACTTCACTTCTTCGGCGTCGTGGGGATCGTCCACAAACAGCGCGTCGCCACGGTCGCCGGTGATTTTAGAAAGGATGCCGAACGCGGCGCGCGAACCGCCGGACGTATTCCAATACAACGATTTCGAGTTTTGGTCGTCGCGCAATTCCCAGTCGGGAGCGAACCACGATTGATACCACTCGCTTTCCAAAACATCGCGGCAAAACACGCTGTCGCGCAAAGCGACGCGCGGGTTTGCGCTGAGATAAATCGCGCGCCAGGTGGGGCATTTCAGCCACATCCACGCCGGTGTAAAAACCGAAACGATGCGGCTTTTCGCGGTGCCTGGCGGCACGTTGATAAGCAGGTTTTGAAAACGCTGCACCGGCTGTGGGCCGGGTTCGTCATCGGTTTCCCCGGCTTCATAGGCCGTTCGTTGCTGTTGCCATTTTTGAACTGCAATCCAGTCATCTAATCCGGCCTGGACGTGATCGGCAATGGCGTCAATGTGCCAGTTCCAGTCAAGCGTCGCGCCCGGCTCCAGGACGTGCCAGCCATAGCGAATAAAATCAGCCAGGCGCCGGCGCGCTTTTTCGGCGCGCACGCTTTGGAGCGTCGGGATCGGCTTTTGCGAGCAGGTTTTCAAGCTGGTTTAATTCCGCTTTCGAGAGTTGGGATAAATCCGCCGGCACATTTTGCGACTGCACTTTTCCGCTATGTTCGATGCTGGCGCGTTCGCGGTATTTATCGGGGCGGCGCGCCTTCAACATCACGATCAAAAGCGTGTCGGAGTACTGCCGCTCAAAATACGGTTGGTTGGTTTTCGGATTCAGAATCGGATCGCCATGCTTGTCGAACTTGTAGCGAACCAAACCTTCCGTTGCGCGCCGCAGCGCCTCGTCTTCGAGCAGATCGGTGCCGGCTTCAAGCGCCGCGTCCCATTCTTCGGCGAACTCTTCGTTTTCGCGGCGATACAGATATGCGGACTGGCGCGACCATCCAGCGGCTTTCGCGGCTTTCGCCACTGATGCGCCGGCGGCAAGCGCCTTGAGGAATTTTTCTCTTTTTGTAGGTGTCAGAGTTGTCAGGTTAGCCACGATGAGAGAAAACGCCGGCGACGCGTGGGGAAAGGAGGAAACCCTGCACGCGCCGGCGTGGATCGTTATTTTTTCAACTGCTTGATGAGGCCAACCAGCGTTTCGTACTGCGTGCGAATGACCGCCGCGTGCGCAGCGATGGTGCTGTTGGATTTCACGGTTTGCCAGACCGCGATCACTTCGGGATCGTCATCAATGGCGCTGACGTAGGAGTACAGCGCGTCGGCGGCGACGATAATCTGCGGCATCAAAATCAGGGCGCGAAAAAGGTTTTTCATGTTAGTTGGTGGTTTGGTTTTTGGCCGGTTTGAGCCAGCCGTTTTTAGAGAATAATTCGTCAAGCGATTTTTCAATCGGCTTGAAATCGTCGGGATAAAATGCGCCGTTCCAGGGCCAATCGTTTTCGGTGTAGATTTTCATCTGGCGCTGAATTTCAGCGTCGTTTGATTTGGCGGCCACGTAAGCGCAAAACGACCTGGCAAACATTTCGCTGTCGCTCATCACGTATTTCAAATACGCTTCGCGCGCGCTGTTTTTTTCGGTGTTTTTCGATTCGAGGAGCGACTGCAAGCCGCGATAAGTGCGCGAATTTTTAATCGCCGCGCGATACGCGGCCATTTCGGGCGCGCGGGTTTCGGATGCGAAAACCGATTCGGGCGCGCCTGGCAAAAATCGCGGCGCTAAAACGCGATTGTCGAACCAGTGCCCGACTTCATGGAACGTAATCAACGCTGCGTAGCTGCTCGCCTGGTGTCGGTTGTTGATCGCGATGAGCCGGTTCCAGTAAGCGTAGCTCCCGTGCAGGCGGTCTTTCATATCCGGCATCGAAAGGCGCACATCGGGAGTACTCCCGTCGAAGGCGAACACGGTCTCCAAAATCGTTTTGGCGCGGCGAATGCCGGCCTGACGTTCGCGCAGAATGGCGAGCTGCGTTTCGATGCTGGTTTCGGTTTCGTCAATGATCGGCTGCGAGAAAACCGGCGCGCAAACGCTGATTAAAATCGCGAAGGCGGCGAAAAACTTTTTCAATGCTGGCGCTCCAAAAATTCCTTGATTTCCCGCAACTCGTGGCGCACGTCGGCGATCAGGGTGCGGTTGTCGTTGCGCGACTCTTCGAGCACGCGGATGTACTTGTCTTTGAGGCTTTCGTGATCGGATTTCAACTCGCGAAAATCGCGCGATAAATCCTTCAGTTCGGTTTGAACTTCATCGAGCTTTTTTTCGGTTTGCTCGGCGCGCTCTTTATAGGCGATGGCATTGGCGCGCATGAGTGCGGCGGGAACGCCGGCGCCGGCGCCGATGACAGCGATCAGAAACAAAACAGCTGTGAACAGCGTGACGGGAGTGATTTCAATCATG